TAAGTGTTTGATTAAGTGTTTTAATCAATGAGTGATTTATACAATGATTTTTCAATTAAGAATCCTATTATTTGTGGCATATGCGATACGGATCTTATTGAACATTCCACAAAGAGTAAGGTAATATATGCAAATGCTTATGACTTTCCATGCGTGTGCGAATCCTGTTGGCCTCATTTTGTTGTGGCTAGCCTGGTTTGCCAAAAGGTGTTTGGAAGTCAAATAGCCAAAGCAAAGCGAGGATAATTAAGTGCCAGTTGACCCAAAGTTAATCGAACAAGCCAAACAAGACATTGCACGGCTTAAGGATTTAAGTGCCATTACATATCCCATGGAGAACAGGGCTAATAGTGATGAGTTTCCAATAACTCTAGGCTTTAAGCTTTCTCCTAAACAGGACAAGTGGTTGCTTAAACAAGCTAAGACTTATACGGCTGGTAAGCGTTCTAGTTTTCTGAGAACTATTATTGACTCATTAATGGCTTTGGATAAATAAGAGTATATGCCACGCAAGAGGAGAGCATGGAATTTGGACGCATTGCCTAGTTACGATATTAAGTGTACTCGGCAAGAATTAATGGATTTATGCAACAATCAAACACGCATGGCTCAATTAAGTGCCAAGCAACACAACACAATACAGGAGGATAGCAATGAGCACAGCAAACCAGGCAACATGGGATGATCTTCAACGCCAAGCATTGACTCGGCTGTGGAAGGGAACCAAAAGCGAAGCAACAGCCTCAGTCAACACAAGGTCAGCGGTTGATTTCTTTGGGGCACAAAACACGGCAACAGATTTAAGTGTTAACCAGATTGATGCGTATGTTGCCCATTTGGAATCCATAGGTAATACCAATGCTACGATTAACAGGAAACTTTCTAGCCTTTCCAAGATGCTTAAGTTTGGATTGGATCGTGAGTACATTTCAAAGATTCCAAAGATTGAAAAGAAGAAGGAGCAGAACGGAAGAATCCGTTGGCTGAACGATGAGGAAGAGAAGAATCTTATTAAGCATTTTGATGAAACCCATCGCAAAGATCTGTCAAATCTTGTTGTGTTTCTTTTGGAGACAGGAGCGAGAGTAGGCGAGGCATTAAGTGTTAAGTGGGAGGATGTAAACAAAAACATGGTGTCCTTTTGGGATACAAAGAACAACAGCCCAAGGTCAGTCCCGCTTACTAGGAAGGTAGTCATTGCAATCGCTAGCCAGAATGTTGCCCAAACATCCACCGAAGAAACACAAAAACGAGTTGGGCCTTTTTCCCATATAGGATATGGAGAGTTTCATTATTTATGGCAGAAGGCTAAGAACATCCTGGGATTTAAAGAGGATGCTCAGTTTGTTCCTCATTGTCTTCGTCATACTTGTGCTTCTAGGCTTGCCCAGGCTGGTGTTCCTTTGATAACTATTAAAGAGTTTATGGGACACAAAAGCATTCAGGTTACTATGCGGTACGCACACCTTGCACCTAATCAATTGGACAAAGCTAAGGAGGCACTAGAGAACAGATGAGTGATAATATTAAGTGTATCTTTGATGAGTGTTCGTTCTCTGGTTTTTGTAAACGGCACACATTTGCTGTTAAAACATTTGATGATCCTCATTTTGCCATGCGTCCACCAGTAAATGAAGAGTATAAATGCACAGCCTTTGTTCCAATTTCAGGTCTTGCTGAAAAAATATACAATCTTTCTAAAACTCCATTAACTTCTGGAGTAGAGGTCATATTTGATAGCCCTAAGCATTTAAATCGCTAATAGGTGTGATTTTGTTTTTTTAAAATAGGGTATGTAAGAAAAAATTTTTTATGAATTTTACGCAAAAAAACATAGAAGGCGAAATGCTTCAGATAGGTGAAGTTAGGCACAATGAGACAAGATCTAGGTACATTCAGAAAGAGGTTGAAACTGCTCGGCCAGCAGTAAGGAGACTGCTTGCTGGTTGTATTAATCTATATGCAGATGAGATAGCTAGGTGGATTAGCTACGCAAAGCGTAAACCTGGCACAAGGCACACGGCAGTTAAGACCTTGGATCAACTCAAGCCATCCACAATTGCTAGTATTTCTGCAAGGATAATTCTTAATTCAGTATCGTCCAAGAAATCTTATGCAAGGCTGTGTATAAGGGTTGGAGAAGCTTTAGAGGCTGAAATTAACTTTAATAAGTTTAGGAAAATAAACCCAACACACGCTGAAAGATCCAAAGAACGGCTTATGCGTACCAAGGTAGGCTATGACTTTAGAAAGAAGTGTGCCTATGCAACAATGAAGCGGGGTGGCATGAAGATTAAATATCTTACACCTACTGAGCGTCTTCATATTGGTTCTGTTTGCCTTGACCTATTCATAAAGCAAACAGGGCTAGTTAAAGTTCAGAAGAAATGGGAGTCTCCAAAGCGTTGTGTAAATATGGTTGTTGCTACTGATGAGTGCATGGAGTGGATAACAAAGTATGAAGAAAGCAAAGCCTATCTTCAGCCTAGAAAATATCCATGCGTTCAGGCTCCAAAGCCATGGACAAAAGATAATCATATGGGTGGCTATTTTGATAAGCAGTTAGAATACTCTTTTGTTAAGACAAGAAATAGAGAAGTTGTGGAGGCTGTTACAAAGCGAACTAATCCAAGAGTATTTGATGCAGTAAACAATATGCAAAGAACAGCTTGGAGGGTTAACGAGTGGTTGTTCGATGTGATGAAAGATTTTTGGCGTGGGGGATTAGACGAAGGTGGAGAGATGCCTATGAACAAGCTATTTACTATTCCACCTAAACCTAAGCCTGGGTCTTCCCTGGAGGAGATCAAAGCTTACAGCCGTAAGTCTGCTTACGCTTACAGCAAGAATGCAGAGTATAGATCTAAAAGGCTTGCCTTAGCTCAAATTGTGTACACAGCAGAGAAGTTTAAAAGGGAGCCAAGTCTGTTCTTTCCTTGCCAGGTTGACTTCAGGGGAAGAATTTATTATGTAACAGACCATTTCAATCCCCAGGGATCAGATTATTCTAGAGCATTACTTGAGTTCAAAGAAGGTGAATCACTAGGTATTGATGGTATTGTATTTCTTTTGTGTTATGGGGCTAGCCTATTTGGGATAAAGGGAAGCAAAGAAGATTGTAAGATTTGGGCTAGTACAAACAGGCAAAAGATTCGAGAAAGTTATTCTAACCCATGGAATCAAAGGTGGTGGCAAGAAGCTAAGGAGCCATGGCAATTTTTAAGATGGTGCAAAGAGTTTGTTGATTCACAGGAGAAGCCTAACTTCAAGTCACATTTACCCATTACCCTGGATTGCACTTCAAGTGGGTTGCAAATTCTTTCTTTACTCACAGGAGATAAAACAAGTGCAGAGCATACAAACCTTACAAAGCGGGATGCACCTTCAGATATCTACGGAAAAGTTTTAGGTGAACTTCAGATCATTCTTCGCCAGGATGATTCTTCTCATGCAAAGTTTTGGTTAAGTAAACAACTAGATAGAAATCTTACAAAACCAGTATGCATGACCCTTCCGTATGGGGCTACCCTATATGGGATACGCAATAGCGTAGAGAAATGGTATAGGGAAAAGCACAAGGATTTGCCTCATGGCATGACTGATTTTTGGACTTCTACAATGTACCTTTCTAAGAAAATTGTGGAGGCAGTTCGCAAGTTTATTCCAAGGGGGTTGGAAGCAATGGAATGGCTTACTGAGGTGGCAAATAATGTAGCAAAGGCTAATAAGCCTGTATGTTGGTTAAGCCCAAGTGGGTTTATGGTAGTCCAGCCATACATGGCTAGCAACGGAGTATCTGTTAAAACAAACCTTGCTGGTAAAATTCGATATGTTCTTTTGCAAAAAGAAAATTTAAAAAAGATAGATGATTTGAGGCAAAAACTTTCTGTATCCCCAAACTTTATTCATTCCATTGACGCAAGTATTCTTCATTTTGCTTTGTCTAAATTTGATAAAAATGTTGTTGCCATCCACGATTGTTTTGGTACACACGCAAACTTTGTTGGGGAGCTAAGTGAAATTGTCAAAGAATCAATGATAAATATTTTTAAAATAAATGTGCTTGAAGAATTCAAAGAATGTGTAAGTAACATTGATGATAGCATTAGTTTGCCTTCTAGCTTTGTCAGGGGTGATTTTGATACTGGACAATTAAAAGAGGCTCAATATATATTCGTATAAACAGGAGGAGAATTACAATGCAACAACAACCACAACCATACGAGTTTGAAGAAGAAGGCAGACAATATACTGCTTTTATTCATACTCAAAAATTTGATAACCAGCCCCAGACTCAGGTAAATATGTCTACCGAGTCGGGAAACCTAAATGACATTTTAATGAGCTTTCAGAAGTTTCTGTATGCTTGTGGATTTCGTTGGCCTAAGAATGCTGTACTTCAGTTTGCTCAAACAGAAAACTTTCCAAGAGAAATCTTGGATGATGCCGATACAGAAGTGTCGGTATAACCTAAACAACAAAAGGAGGAATATACAATGGACGATAGAGTATTGAAGCTTGTCTCCCCAAAGGGAATTGCAAGCTACCCAAAATTAAATGAGCCTGACACAAAGTTCAAAGCTGACGGAGAGTATTCGGTCAGTTTGATTGTGGAGCCAGATGAAGCCAAAAGTTTCACCGAGGCTGTGCAGAATTGTGTTAAGCAGTACTACACTAGCCAATGCCAGCTTCTTAAAAAGAAGGAGTTGAAGAAGGCTGGGATTCCAATTAAGAATGACGCTGATAAGGATGGGAATGAAACTGGTAAGATTAAGATCAAGTTCACTCTCCCTGCCAGGGTCAAAAGCAAGAAGACAGGCAAGGAGTGGGAGCAACGACCAGCATTGTTTGACACAAAGGGCAAGCCAATTACTGAGCGTGTTGGTGGTGGCTCGGTGTTGAAAGTAGCTTGTGAGGTGTTTCCCTGGTATACCCCTGCTCTTGGTGTTGGAGCCAGCTTGCGTTGCAAAGCCGTACAGGTGATTGATTTGAAATCTCCTAGCGGTGTTAGCAATGCTGAAGCGTTTGGCTTTACAGCAGAAGAAGAGGGATTTGTTTCGGGAGGCGAAAGCCTTCCTGACAATGTATTCACAACCTCTTCTGAGAGTAAGGGAAATGGGGATTTCTAAATCCAAGAAATTTCGCTCTCGGCTGGAAGAGAACATAGCCTCACACCTTGAAAGTGTTGGGGCTAAGTTTGAATACGAGACCATCCGTTTGCCTTATATAAGGAAGTGTTCGTACACTCCTGACTTTATTCTTTGGAATGGAGTTATTGTTGAGGCAAAGGGGTGGTTCCGTTCAGCCGACAGGTCGAAGCTTGCTCTTGTGAAGAAGGCTTCTCCCTGGGTGGATATTCGTTTGGTATTTCAGAAGGCAACTAACAGACTTAGCAAACACACAAAAACAACATATGCAGAATGGGCAACCAAGAATGGTTTTCCTTTTGCGGAGGGTCGAGTTCCTGAAACTTGGCTAAAGGAGAGAGATGAGCTTAGAAAACTTAATAGACTTTGTAAGCGATTTCGAAGCAAGGTTCGGTGCAAAGCCGACTCGGATAGGGCTGAAGCACGATGATTTTAATAACCTTGAGAAATCGCTAGAAGACCAATCAAAATATTCTTATAGTGCTTGTTACCAAAATGGTAGCAGAATAAGGATGCTAGGATTAGAGGTTTATCCGTGCCGATGACAAGCAATTTTGTAGGGCATGAGCCATGCAATAAATGCGGTTCATCCGATGCCTTGTCTAGGTATGACGATGGGCATGGATATTGTTTTTCATGCAGAACATATGTTAAAGGAGGATTAGATAATGCAACACAACCAAGGAGACCAACAACAATGATGCCACAGGAGAATTTTGTAGATGGAGAAGTTACAGACCTTACAAAGAGGTCAATAACCCTGGATACCTGTAAGAAGTGGGATTACAAAATTGGATATTATAATGGGAGGGCAGTTCAGATTGCTAATTACAGAGACAACGACAATAACATTATTGCTCAGAAGTTAAGATTTCAGAACAAGGACTTTAAGATTATAGGGGATGGTCAACGGATGGGGCTGTATGGAATGCATCTTTGGAATGGCAATTATAAAATGGTAACGA